CTATCAAGCGCCTGATACTGATGCGGTTATGGGGGATACTAGCGCCGCCGAGTCTACCGGTAGTGTCAGCGGGGTTCCTTCGGGCACAAACTTTTACCCCGAACCACCGCCGGTCAGGCGTGGTGGAGGCATAGGTGCAACAACTCTTTATAACGCCCAAAAATTGGCATGGGAACAGCAATACGGCCCCGTCGAGGACTACTACGCGGCGCAAGAAGCCGCGCAAAACAACAACATTAATGTGTATTTAAGTCGTCAGGGCGAAGAAGCAGTAGCGGCCCAATACGGCTATACGGTTGAGCAGCTTAGGTTAGTGAACGAAGATCGAAGAAACCAAGGGTTGCCTCCGCTTGGCGAGCTTATTTCGGGGATTGACGTAAACCCCAGCTTTTAGGAAAAAATTATGGCAAATGGCGATAGACCCCCAGTTTCGTTGATGGACAGAGAGGGCATGGATCTTTCTGAAGAAGAACTGCTTTCTGTAGAAGTCGAGGCGCTTCCTAACGGCCTTGATACCAACGGCGTGATGAGCGTTGAAGGTGTAGAAGTAACCCAAGATGAGGATGGCGGTGTCACCTTTGACTTTGATCCGCTGCGAAATAAAGACCGTGAAGACGATTTTTTCGACAATCTAGCGGAATTTATGTCGGAATCCGAGATGGCGGAAGTAGCCAACGACCTGATGGAGCAATACGACGCCAATAAGGCGTCTAGGCACGATTGGGAAGAGGCTTACTCTAACGGCCTAGAACTACTGGGGTTCAACTACGAAGAGCGCACAGAGCCTTTTAGGGGCGCTACAGGGGTGACACACCCCTTGCTTGCCGAAGCTGCTGTTCAGTTTCAGGCGCAGGCGTTTAATGAGCTATTGCCTGCGGACGGCCCCATACGAACCACGGTCCTTGGATCAACCACGCATGCCAAGTCTGAGCAGGCTACTCGTGTAAAAAACTTCATGAATTACTACATCACCAACGTGATGGAAGAGTACACCCCTGAATTTGATCAAATGCTGTTCAACCTACCTTTGGCGGGCAGTACTTTTAAGAAAGTTTACTTTGACGACACGTTGGGTCGTCCTGTCAGTAAGTTTGTACCGGCAGAACATTTGGTTGTGCCTTATGAAACATCGGACCTTGCAACGTGCCCGTGCATTGCACACGTAGTACGCACGTCGTTAAACGATCTGCGTAAACAGCAGATCGCAGGTTTTTACCGTGACATTCCTGTACTTCCCTCACAGTCAGGAAGCAGCAGTATTTCGGATGAAATCGACCATATTGACGGCGTAAGCGCCTCAAACATCGATTACGACTGCACTTTGTTGGAGTTTCACGCGGATTTAGACCTTCCCGGCTATGAAAACAAAGATGAAGACGGTGAAGAAACAGGCATAAAAGTGCCGTATATCGTCACTATTAGCGAAGAAAACAGCAAGATACTGGCTATTCGACGTAACTATGAGGAAGAAGATCCTCTAACTACAAAGATTCAATACTTCGTTCATTACAAGTTTCTGCCCGGATTTGGGTTTTACGGCCTTGGTTTGATTCACACAATCGGCGGTTTATCGCGAACCGCGACTGCTGCACTGCGTCAATTGATCGATGCGGGTACGCTTTCTAACCTACCTGCGGGCTTCAAGGCTCGCGGCCTGCGGTTCAGGGACGATGATTCCCCTCTACAGCCGGGTGAATTTAGAGACGTTGACGCGCCCGGAGGGCAGATTAGAGACAGTTTGATGCCGCTGCCGTTCAAAGGCCCGGATGGCACGCTTTTCCAGCTACTAGGCTTTGTAGTGGACGCTGCGCAGCGTTTCGCCACTATTACCGACATGAAAGTGGGTGACGCTAATCCAAACGCGGCTGTCGGCACTACGATAGCTATGATTGAGCAGGGCACCCGTGTAATGAGTGCTGTTCATAAGCGGTTACATTACGCCATGAAGATTGAGTTCAAGATCTTGGCTCGTGTAATGAAAGAGAGCTTGCCTCCGGTTTATCCGTATGAGGTGCCGGGTGCGGAGTCTACGGTTAAGGCTACTGACTTTGATGACAGGGTAGACGTACTTCCTGTGTCTGATCCTAACATTTTCTCGCAAAGTCAGAGAATCGCGTTGGCTCAGACTGAGCTACAGATGGCGATGCAGGCTCCGGATATTCACAACATCCCCGAGGTTTACCGCCGGGTGTATGACGCATTGGGCGTTAAGAACTCTGACATGATCTTGCGGGCGGACACGCCGAACGAGATTGCACCGAAAGATCCGGCGCAAGAAAACATCGATACGCTTGAGAACACGGCGTTACAGGCTTTTAAGGGTCAGAATCACGCGGCACACATGCAGTCGCACATTCTTTTTGTAACGGGCGGGATGGCCTCACAAATGCCTAATGTGCAGTTGTCGATTCAAAAACACCTGTTGAACCACATTCAGCTACAGGCCGAAGAGCAGGCCGAACAAACCTTTACGCAGCAGAACCCGAATGTAGCGTTGACAGACCCTGCAACAAACCAGCAGTACCAGATGATGGTTGCTCAGTTTGTGGCACAAGGAACTCAGCAGCTTGTTGATCTAGGCAAACAGATTCAGAATGCAGGACAGCCGCAAGGACCAGATCCGTTGATTCAGTTGAAGCAGCAGGAATTGCAGCTTAAATCACAACAAGAACAAAACGATATGGCGATGGAGCAGCAAGAACTACAGTTTGAAAGAGAAAAGCTTGCCCAGCGAGAAGCTCAGTTCCAACAGCGCCTGCAAAGCCAAGAAAACCAAACCGCTGCGCGCATCGATGCGGGTATGCAAAGAGAGTTACTCAAGCAACAAAACAATAGAGGTGATCTATGACAGGTAGAGTAAAAACCATGGGTTCTCCCATAAAAGAACCGCCCAAGCCCGTAAACAAGGCCGACATTAAAGGCCAAGGAAGTATTCCGTATGCCACTTTGACGGAAGAGGCTACCCCGAACACGGAAAAGGGTAAGGTGTTTCGAGGTAAAAAGCGGGGTATGGGCGCTGCTGAAAGAGGCGGTCGCTACATTAGCTGTTAAGTATTTGATTTCCTGTGCCAAAGACGCGAGAATATGAGATATCGTCGGATAATTAAGGACACTTAGATTGGACGGTATCGATATTGTGCAGTATGTCCGAAAGACGCTGCTGGATCGCAAGGCCCAAATTACCGAGCTAATGTCGGAAGGCGGGATTAAAGACATGGAACATTACAGGGAGTGTATGGGAGAAATTCGCGCATGCGATTACGTTCTCGTAGAGCTTTCTGAAATGCTAGACAAACAGGAAATGATGGATGTCTGAAGTTAAAGAAACCTTGGACTTGTCCAAGGTATACGTTTCGGAAGAGGAACGCGTACTAGACCCTTCTCTGATTGAAAAATCCGCAATTGAAAGATTGCCGCAACCTACGGGTTGGCGCGTGTTGATCATGCCTTTTCGCGCTCCGCGAAAAAGCAAAGGAGGTATTTTACTAAACACCAAGACTCTAGAGGAAGATGCTATTCAAACTAACGTTGGGTATGTGCTTCGTTTGGGTCCTGATGCGTACAAAGACGGCGAAAAATATCCGCGAGGCGGGTGGTGCGAAGAAAATCAATGGGTGATTTTCGCACGTTACGCTGGATCTAGGTTCCGTTTAAACGGAGAAGACGCTGCTGTATTTGGTAGCGAGGTTAGGATTTTAAATGACGATGAGATCTTAGCCACAATCCTTGACCCTACTGATATTCACCATAACTAAGGGACATGCAAATGAGTGAAGCAAAAGCTGCTCACGAAGCCGATGACGGCCAAGTAGAGCTAGAATTTACGGAAGAAGCCCAAGAAGTAGAGATTGAAGCCACCCCCGACACCGAAGCAAGTTCGGAACCGGTTGTAGAAGAATCCAATGACGATGAGCATGAAAAGTATAGCCAAGGCGTTCAAAAGCGCATAAACCAGCTTACTAAGCGGGCTAAAGAGGCGGAAAGGGAGCGCGAAGAAGCGTTACGTTACGCTCAAACGATTCAGACAGAAAACACTTCTGTTAAACAAAGACTGCAATCGTTAGATCAAAACTACATAACCGAGTACGGTAACCGTGTAGTTTCTGAGCAAACTAGGGCCAAGGAAGAGTTAAAGACCGCTATTGAAACCGGTGACGTAGATCGTCAAATGGCTGCGCAAGAACGCATCGCACAGCTTACTTTAGCCGCAGACAAGCACGCTCAAGCCAAAGCCCAGCGGCAGGCTCAAGCGGAAGCTCAAGCTCAAGCTCAAGAACAGCAGCTTTACACTCAACAACAGCCTCAATACCAACCTGCCCCATCAGTCCCTGCTCCCGACGCTAAAGCAGAAGAATGGGCAGAAAAGAATGATTGGTTTGGAACTGATGACGCAATGACCTTTGCGGCTTTCGGTTTACACAAAAAACTCGTTCAAGATGAAGGGTTTGACCCCTCTAGCAATGATTACTATGATGCGCTAGATTCTCGAATGAGAGATGCATTTCCACACCGGTTTACTGATGCGGAAGATGCACCACGAAATAATCGTTCAGGGCAATCTGTTGCGGGTGTTTCCCGTAACAAGTCCTCTGGACGCGGCAAAAAGGTTCGCCTCTCCCCGAGCCAAGTAACAATTGCCAAAAGATTGGGAGTGCCACTCGAAGAGTACGCAAAATACGTTAAGGAAGGACAATGACTGATAATCAACAAGATGAAATTGATGCCATCAAGAGAACTTCCCGCGCAAAATCATCTCGGGCTACACAGGTTAAAAGAAAACCGTGGAGTCCACCGTCTAAATTAGACGCGCCCCCTGCGCCAGAAGGGTTCAAACATCGTTGGATACGTGCGGAAGTGCGTGGTTTTGAAGACCGCACTAACATTTCTTCCCGTATGCGAGAAGGCTACGAGTTAGTTCGACGCGATGAGTACCCGGATTTTGAGGCACCTACTATAGAATCAGGGAAATATGAAGGCGTGTTTGGTGTTGGCGGATTGCTTCTGGCAAGAATCCCGTTGGAAACGGTTGCAGAACGAACTGAATATTTCGAGAGAAAGAATGCAGATCAGATTGAAGCCATTGAAACGGACGTTCTTCGCGAGAATGCACACTCGACTATGGTGATTGACAAACCAGAACGTCAATCCCGTGTAACTTTTGGTGGTCCTCGTAAGTAAAGCTTTTAGGAGCAAATAATGGCAAATCAAGAAACCGCTTACGGGCTTCGTCCTATTGGACTTGTCGGCGCAGCCGCAAATTCAAACGGAATTACCGAGTACGAAATTGCCTCTAACAACACAAACGCTATTTTTCAATACAGCATCGTAGTTCCGACTGCGGCTGGTGTTATTGATCAAGCAGGCGACACGGCGGGCGGTACAACTGCTGCGCTAGGTGTGTTGGTGGGAATTCAGTACATGGATTCGGTATCGAAGAAGCCTGTTTATTTAAACTATTGGCCCGGTTCAGCTAGCGTTAGCGTTGACACGAACTTCCCTGTCAAAGCTCTCGTTGCAGATAACCCGATGCAAACTTTCCAAGTCGCTACAGACGCAAGTATTACCGACCGAGCTACGGCTCTGACGGCTGTTTTTGCTAATGCAAGCCTTGGTACGTCTGCTCGAACGGGCAGCACGGATACCGGACGCTCAAACTCAGCGTTGGGTGTGTCTACGATTGCAACCACGGCAACTCTGCCGCTTAAAATCATGGGTATCGTCGATGACGACGCCAACAGTGATTTTGCCGCAGCAGGTATTGGTTTGGTTGTAAGAATTAATTCACACTACAACTCTCCGAATGCGCGTTTCGATTCACAAACCACTGCCACGACAACTGGCATCTAGGGTAGGAGAAATTCAATGCCTATTACACGCGCCCAACTGGCGAAAGAGCTTGAACCCGGCCTAAATGCTTTGTTCGGCTTAGAATATGATCGTTACGACCAAGAGCATGCTGAAATCTTTGACGAAGAGTCCTCGGACAGAGCGTTTGAAGAAGAAGTAATGCTTTCTGGCTTCGGCACTGCCCCTGTGAAATCAGAAGGTGGCGCTATCTCGTTTGATGCCGCGCAGGAAACATATACTGCACGGTATTCGCACGAGACAATCGCGCTGGCTTTTTCAATCACTGAGGAAGCTATCGAAGATAATCTCTATGACAAGTTGGCAGCACGCTATACTCGTGCGCTGGCACGTTCTATGTCACAAACCAAGCAGATCCGTGCAGCTAGTGTACTGAACAATGCGTTCAGCGCGGCTAGTCCTATCGGTGACGGTTCGGCTTTGTGTGCAGCAGATCACCCGTCTATTTCGGGTAATCAGTCGAACGTTCTGGCAACTGCTTCCGATCTTAATGAAACGTCTCTTGAGCAGATGTTGATTGATATCGCAGGCTTTACCGACGAGCGTGGCCTGAAAATTGCTGTTCGCGGAATGAAACTAATCATTCCAAAGGAACTGCAATTTATCGCAGAACGAGTTTTGAACTCAGCCCTGCGTCCCGGCACTGCCGACAACGACACTAACGCACTCAAGTCTATGGGTATGCTTCCAGAGGGAGCAGTGGTAAACCACTTCCTGACAGACACTGACGCGTTCTTTGTCAAAACCGATGCCCCTAATGGCTTCAAACTGTTTCAAAGAACCGCCATCAAAACTGCGATGGAAGGTGACTTTGACACTGGAAACATGCGCTTTAAAGCGCGAGAGCGATACTCGTTCGGTGTTTCCGATTGGAGATCCGTTATCGGCACTCCCGGTGCATAAGTTTGTAAAAACTTGTGAAAAAGAAGGGGCACATTGTTGCCCCTTTCTTTTTTGTGTATGCTAAAACCATCCCTGACAGTCGCATGTTGCGACTGACATGACCCAAGACAGGAGATAGACATGG